ACAAAGTGCCAAGCCAAAGCAACGCCGCAAGTCCAGCCCACAAACGGCCTCCAGCCTGCGACAAACATGCTTTTGTGTGCCGCTTCAGCCTTGTTAATCTCAATCTGGCCCTTGGCAAGCTCTTGGGCGTGTCGCTCCGACATCGTCGCAATTTCGTGCGCGAGCCTCGCTTTCTCGTCCGCATCCGGTATGAACTTATCCAGAAGCCCCGTAACTGGGCCAATCAACGCTTCTAGCATGACGCCTCCTTAGAATGTGGACAGTGCGACCCTTTTCCATGTGTTAGTTGCGACACACACATATATGTAGTCTGTGTCATAGGCTATCTCACCCTTGGTGCCTGACGCTGAAGAACTAGCCGGGGTTTGACTGGTATCTATCCTGATGTTATCGCCAGTGGTAGCTAGAGCGTTGAATGTGCCTGCGCCGGGAGTGCTGGCTCCAATATTGGTGCCGTCAATGTTACCGGCATTGATGTCTACGGTGGCAAGGGTGGCTGTGCCTGACCCTGTGATGTTTGTAAACACACCGGTTGACGCAGAGTTTGCTCCAATAGGTGTGCCGTCTATTGCGCCGCCATTTACATCAATCGTAGAGAATGACGATGACCCTGTGGAGGCGACGTTACCAGTAACATTGCCGGTGACGTCGCCGGTAACATCGCCAGTGACGTTTCCGGTTACATTCCCAGTGAGATTGCCGGTTACATTGCCCGTCACCGCACCAGTAACATTGCCGGTCACGTTTCCTGTCAGATTTGCTGTCACGGCTGTTGCTAACAAGTTAACAAAAACCTGCGTGACCGTAGCGCCTGAGCCAGAGCCACTAAACTTCAGCACTGCATCCTTACCGTTGGCTAGCTCAAAGTCATTTGAAGCGTTATAAGTGCCTTGGAACAGAATGACAGACCGACTTGACGACAGGCTGTTACGAACGAACACAATCTTTTCTGCATCATTTGGCGTCAGCCTGACATACGCTGTGCCGCCAAGATCGCCGCCATCCGTAAACTCAATAAACTTGTTTCTACCGTTAGATACAGCGCCGTCCGTAACAGGAATGTCTGTTGGCGAGCCAGAACTACCGGCAGAAGACAGGGTCAGTGACAGTATTCCGTTGACAGCCTGATCCAGAATGTCGAAGTTGGTGTTGGTTGTATCGCCCCACGTACCAGACTGATCGCCTGTTGCGATCTTCTCTATGCCTAAGTTGGTCGTATATGTGCTAGTCATATCTTATGCCGCTATCTCTGTCCAATTCGGGTCTTGATTCGGGTTAATCTCATTCCATGCCACAACGGACGCTCCAGAAGTTGACGCTGTCGCCGATACCCCCGTTATAGGAACGGTAAGACCTCCCTCGCCAACCACAATGCCGACTTGTCCCTGCGCGGACAACGACCCAAGAGCAATTATTGGTCCTGTTCCTTCGGTTACCGTGACAGAACCAACTCCGCCCGTTCCTGCTATTCCAGTAACAGCAACAATTGCATCACCGTCAATAGTGACAGAGCCAACCGATGCAGTTGCCGAGACTCCGGTAACACTCACACTCGCATTGGAATTTACTCCAACACTGCCCACTGACCCAGTTGCCGCTATTCCTGTAACAGAATCGCCTACACCCAACTGGAAGGTTATTAGTAAATCGCCATCACTCAGCGTTGCGAAAGGCTCTTCGGAAAAACTCAAACCACCAAACAGAGATGAGCCTGTCTCTGTTGATGTCATGGGCGTGGATGCAGAAACGCCGGTTACGCTCACATTCGCAAGAACAGAAACAGACGCAGAACCTACACTTCCAGTTGCCTGAAGCCCAGTTACCGCCACTGACTCAGTAAAAACAAGCGCACCAACAGCGCCTGTAGCGCCAAGGCCGGTTGCCGACACCTCGACGTTGCCGTTAATGGTGACAGAGCCTACTCCCCCAGTAGCCGCTACACCTGTTACACCAACTGAGCCAGTGGGGCTTTGACTAAATGACGAAGCGGAAAAGGGATTAGAGCCAAACATGAGTTACTATTTATCCGCCTTAGAATCTATTTTGGCCTCTATGGTGTCCAGCTTCTCAAATATACGTTGTATATCCTGACGAAACTCATCTCGCTTTACATACTCGCGAGCCACCAACACCTCTATGTCACTAACCTCTTTCTCCAGCCTTCTGACGGAGTCCCATAGTGTCTTCATAGTCCAGCCAAAAATACCAGCACCGAGAGTGATTACTGTATTGATCAAACCCTGATCCATTCTCACCCCTTATTCATTATCGCCTTTACAATTATGCTAATTAGCCAAGCCGCCGCACCCGCTAAGATTGCAATCCAAGCTGACTTAACTGCTGTGTCTTTGGCTTCCTGCTGTGCGTACACCTCTCTTTCTCGTTGTGCCTGCACCTCTTTCATGCACCTTCGGTATTCCTCTAAGCCTTCGTTCCCATATGCGTACTTCAAAAGGGTAACTATTTCTTTACGTTGATTTTCAATCCGCTTTTTAGCGGCAAACATCTGTGCGGCCTCTGCCTCAACGGAGCTAGAAAACACAACTGCCTTAAACGGGTTTGTACGTTTTTTTTGACGCTGACTTACATACAAAATATCTGATGCATGGCCCTGCCATCTAGCCACCACCTGAAACGTGTCTTCAATACTTTTACCGGCTTCAATAAAGGCTCTGACCCCAGCATACGCTTTGGTTGCCGCCGCCGCCGCTGTGATTGGGTCAATCATTAGAAACCTCGTAAACTACATAGGGATCACGGTAGCCCCTTTACCTTACATTTTTGCGGCGCAATGTATGAATTTTGTTACCGCATAGCGGTCATGCCCCTGCAAAGTCGTCACTCCGTGGCATACCCAGCCCGGAAAAATAACCGTCTTGTTGTCTTCTGACTCAATGGTGTAAGAGTATTTTGGAAAAAATAAATCCCCCCCTGCGCCTCCAGCTTTCTCGAGAGTGGTGGAAACCAAAGCATTTACCCACTGATCTATATGTGGCTCGTAGCGACTTAACGGTGGGTATTTTCGGAGCTTGGTGTAATCTGTGTTTGAGTGCTTTATACAATTCCAGTACTCGTTTTCATCTACAAGCTCTTCAATAAACTCCGTATTGAGGAATATTTTTTTGTTAAAGATAGACAGGATGTCCGAAACGCCTCTATCTCCATATGCCACATCCAAAGATATTCCAAGTGCGTCAGTGTAATAATCCCCTTCTGGATTTTTGGCGGCAGAATACTCTTCCGGCAATTTTAGCTTGCTCTCAAGAAACTCTATCTCTCTCCAGACCAGTGCATATTCCTCATCGCTTAAATAATTTTCGATGATAATGTGCGGAAATGGATCATTTTTAATCCGCACTAGAACGCAATACTCCCCGAACCCGTAAAGGTGTATATGTTGTAGTCGCCGTCCGTAGACTCAGACGGTGATCCTGTGGTCGCACTTGCGCTTTGAAGAGTCCTGATGATTACTACGCCCGAGCCGCCGGAGGAGCCGCCGCCGCCGCTTGTGTCATTAACGCCGCCGCCGCCGCCGCCTGTGTTGCTGGACCCCGAGCTTCCTGCATTACCGCCGCCGCCTGATCCGCCGCTTGCCGTGCCTTCAAAACCGCCGCCACCGCCACCGCCTGCTCTTGTCACAGAAGAGCCTGTAATAGAAGAGGCCGTTCCGGCTCCACCCGCTCCCCCGGTACGAGCGTTAACGCCAGTGCCCGCGCCACCTGCGCCGCCGCCGCCAGCGCATCCGCCCTGATTGCCGGCGGTCCCGCCATAGTTCCCTTGACCGGCAACCGGGGCACCACCGCTAGCGTTTCCGGGGTCACTAGCACCACCACCACCTGATCCGCCACTAACACCGTTATGGTAGCCGTAACTGCTCCTACCTCCGCCGCCACCGCCACCGTATGATAAAGACACCGTGCCGACGCCTGAATCGCCAACAATCGAAGAGTTGCCCCCACTGCCGCCTCTGGTATC